GGTCGGCCTTGGTGTTCCAGCGTACGTCGTTGTACTCGACGATGCTCGCCATCATGTGTGCCGTGCACGAGCCGAGATTGCCCTGGTCCTCGACGCCTGTGCACCACTTCGAGTTATCGACCGCAGATGGACGCACCGGGATGGCTCCAGGCAGCACGCTAGCCACACTCTTGAGGCGAAGGTCGCGCGGGTCGTACTTGTCCTTCTTCCGGCCACCGAGATGGACTTCCTTCACGCTCGCGTCGGGTAAGACGATTGTCTTGATCATGTTTATAGGTACGTGCCAAAGCAGAGAGCTCATCTCTACCTTCTCTCGAGTTAAGATCAGAGCATGGCATCGAAGAAGTATGTCGAGCACACGACGTTCTAGCTCGATCCTGTCACGTCGTACACACGCCTAACTTCGTGTCAGAGGGTGTGTGTACTACGAGCTCAAAGGTCGCTGGTACAAGAGTCACGCGGAGAAGGTGGCGAAGTTCCGACAGCTCCACCCAGAGATCTCTTTCGTGCTGATCGAGGAGCGAGAGTACTGTGAGCTGTCGAAGCAGTACAAGATGGTGGTACCCGGTTGGGAATGTAAATGACAAAGCCGAATAAATTCGTAGGTTTACATGCGCACGATTCCAAGAGCGTGTATGATGGGTTCGGATCAGGAGATGAACATCTTCAGTTCGCCGTAGACAACGGGATGGATGCCATGGCCATCACGAATCATGGAAACATGTGTTCGTTCCCTGAATGCTACGAAAAGGCAAAGGACCTTAACAAGCAGGGGAGAAAAATGAAATTCATCCCCGGATGTGAATTTTACTACCACCCTGATCTTAAAGAATGGGCCGCTGCCAAAGCCGTTGCTGATCAACGTCGCAAGGAGGAGCGTGAGGCAGCCAAGAAGCAGACGAAGGCAAGCGACGACGACGATGACCCGGGCGTGGCCGTCGAGGACGAGGACGCGTCCAAGCACATGGACAAGTTCATTGACCCGGTCAAGCGTCGGCACCACCTGGTGCTGCTCCCGAAGTCGCGTAAGGGCTTGGAGAACATCTTCAGGCTCGTGTCGCGTTCTGGGCGCGAAGGCTACTACCGTTTCCCACGCATCGACGCCGCCATGCTCAAGGAGCACGGCGAGGACGTGATCGTCAGCTCCGCTTGCGTGGCCGGCGTGCCATCCTGGTCCACGTACGCGCAGTTCCCTGGCAAGACGTTCGACGAGCTGACGCCCGACCTACTGGACCAACCTGGTGCCTACGACAAGGTGATGAGCGCGGTCGGCAACGAGTTCGACAGGCTGATCGACGCTGTCGGCCGCGACAACGTCTTCGCCGAGATCCAGTTCAACCGACTGGCTCCGCAGCACCTGACCAACCGAGTGCTGCTTGACTTCGCCGGCCGCAACGGGCTCAAGCTGGTCGCCGCGGCGGACAGTCACTACTGCTCGCCCGACCTGTGGCGCGCTCGAGAGGTGTACAAGCTGCTCGGTCGCATGGGTCGCAAAGGTCAGGAGCTCGGACCGGAGAGCATCCCACAGGACGTCAAGCAGCTCAAGTGTGAGCTGTACCCGAAGAACGCCGAGCAGATGTGGGGCTCCTACAAGGAGTACTGCGAGGGCTACGACTTCTACGACGACGCCAAGGTCAAGGAGGCGATCGAGAACAGCTGGTACGTGGCGCACGACGTCATCGGCGACGTGTCCATCGACACCAGCATGAAGCTGCCCAGCTTCGGCTTGCGGCCCGGCCTGACACCCTTCCAGACGCTCGTCGAGCTGTGTAAGGAAGGGTTGCGCATGCGGCAGCTGTCCTCGAAGCCCGAGTACGTGGCGCGCATCAAGACCGAGCTCAACGTCATCAAGCAGCTCGACAACGCGATGTACTTCCTCACGCTCAAGGCGGTGCTCGACGTCGCCAAGCGCGAGCTGCTCATCGGCTGTGGCCGCGGATGTTTCGTCCCTGGAACGCGCGTGCTGATGGCCGACGGCTTCTACGCGCCGATCGACACGATCAACGTGGGCGACGTTGTGATTGACGCTCACGGTGATCCGCGATCAGTGTTGAACGTTCTCGATTACGACGTGGACGAGGAGTTAGTGGAGCTCACGTTCGAAGATGGTCGCGTCGTGAAATGCACAAAAGATCACAAGTTTCTTACGAGTAATCGCGGTTACATCGCGGCCGATGAGCTCAGCAACGAAGATGACGTGATTGACGTAAAGGAATGAACATGGACAAGACTAATCCCGCAAACTGGACCGAGGACGACATGGCAAAGATCTACGAGGTCATGGAAACGTTGCAGTTGTATGACTTTGACACAACAAGCACAACCATAGATCTAACAGACAAAATTCCAGATCACATCGAATCAGAGTAGTACCTCGTCCACCACCTACTTAGGACATGCCTATCGGTGTGTCCACCAAGCTGTCTGACGAGCAACGGAGAACGCTTCTTGAGTTCATCGATGTGCGTCGCGTCTTCGAGCGTCACGAGCTCGATTGGATCGCTTCTAACCTCGTGAAACGGCCAAAAGGCTCGACCAAGCCGAACCGCGTTTGGACAGGCGCCGCGCTCATGCGAGCCGCGACCGCATCTGACATCAGACTTCTGATAGGTTACCACCTTCAGATCGACGAGCTCGATTCTACACGTTCACTTAAGCATTTCGTATGGTTCGCTTGCCAAGAATGCGGCGAACATGATGAGCAATTGGCGTACTACTATCGAAAACGTCGCCACCAGAAGAGGTTGTGCGGCGAGTGTTACAAGCCATTCCTGTACGATGATGAGTGGCGCGCGAAGAACAGTGCCGCACAGATCATCGCACAGAATCAGCCGGAGACCTTGGAGAAGCAACGCGTTTCTCTCAAGGCAGCGTGGGCGAAACCAGAGGTGGCTGGACCATGGCTGGAAGGCATCCGCCGCGACCACACTAAGCGTGACGATGATTTCTATCGTGCGGTCGGTGACACCATCAAAGAGAAGTGGAAGGATCCTGTCTACCGCGATGCCTGTACCGCCACTGGTCACTCTAACATCACTGGTCACTATAACGGTGTGAGATTCGCTTCTCTCCTTGAGCTTGCCTTCCTCATGAAGGAGAGCGGAAACACGTTGTTGAGACGTTACGTTGGCGTCGGGATCAGGTACCATCAATCTGATGGTTCCGAGCATGGTTACTACCCTGATTTCCAAGACGACAAACGGATCATCGAGGTCAAGTCACGTTACTGGTACGAGCAACACAGGGATATCATCCTCGCGAAGAACGCAGCGTGTCGCGAGTTCTGCCGCCAGAACGGCTTGACGTTCAGGTTCGTGCTCGACAAAGACATCGGTCGGTCGTGGTACAAGAAAGCAAAGAAGTGGCATGAAGCTCAAGTCAAAGAAGTACGTCCAGCACACGGGGAAGGTCCACGATCTGACGGTTGACGAGACGCACTCGTACAACGTCGAAGGCCTCGGTGTACACAACTCCGGCGCCGGATCTCTCGTCAACTTCGTGCTCGGCATCACGGACGTCGATCCGGTGCCCAACAAGCTCATCTTCGCGCGCTTCATGTCGCTCGCTCGCGCCAAGAACGACTATCCGGACGTCGACGTCGACGTGTCGGATCGCGATCATCTCATCAAGATGCTGAAGGTGGAGTTCGGCGAGAAGCGAATCATCCCGATCACCAACTTCAACGCCATGCAGATGAAGTCGCTCGTCAAGGACGTCGCGAAGCTGCACAGCGTGCCGTACGAGGAAGCGAACGACGCCACCAAGAACCTCGACTTCGAGGTCAAGCCGCACCTCGCGACCGGCGACGAGACTAAGGGCTCGGTCGAGCTCACCTACGACGCCTGCATCGAGCACTCACCAGCGTTCAGAGCGCTGATGGAGAAGTACCCGTTGGTCGACGCGGACGTGCAGATCCTCGGCAAGCAGCCGAAGTCGTTCGGAAAGCACGCCGGAGGCGTCATCGTGCTCGACGACCCTGACGGAGTCATGCCGCTCGTGTCGGTGCGCGGCGAGATGCAGACGCCGTGGTCCGAAGGCATGGCTATGAAAGGTCTCAGCCCGTACGGCCTCATCAAGTACGACTTCCTCGCGCTCAAGACGTTGCGCATCATCCAGAGCACCATCGCGCGTATCCTGAAGCGTCATAAGAAGATCGCGCGACCGACGTTCACGCAGGTCAAGGAGTGGTACGAGGAGAACCTGACGCCGAGCCGCATCGATCCCGCCGATCCGTACGTGTTCGACCACGTCTTCCGTGGCAATCGCTTCGCAGGCCTCTTCCAGTTCACCAACCCAAGCACGCAACGCTTCATCCGCGACCTCGACCCACGCAGCGTCCACGACCTCGCCGCGGCGACAGCCATCTATCGTCCTGGCCCGCTCGCTGCCGACGTCGACAAGCTGTACATCAAGGCAAAGCGCGACGGCGTCAAGAAGGACTACGGACATCCAGCGGTGAGCGAAGTGCTCGACGAGACGATGGGCTTCGTCATCTACCAGGAGCAGCTCCAAGAGATCTCGATGAAGCTGTCTGGCTTCTCGGATGACGACGCTGACCGCTTGCGCAAGGCCATCCTCAAGCGCACCACCAAGGACGAAGCCAAGGGCAAGTCGCTCACAGAAAAGCTCCACGACCAGTTCGTAGAAGGCGCCGTCAAGAACGACTACCCGAAGCACAAGGCCGAGGCTCTGTACGAAGACCTGCGTGCCTTCGCCGCCTACGGATTCAACCGAGCCCACTCCTACTCATACGGGTACATCTCGTACCAGTGCGCCTGGCTGATGGCATACTACGAGCCCGAGTGGCTGTGCTCGTACGTGGAGACCATGCTCGGCGATCCGGACAATCGTCGCCGAGCGCTCGCGGAGATCAAGGCGATGGGCTACGAGGTGGCCAAGGTCGACATCAACCGCTCGGGCCGCGAGTGGGAGATCTCGGAGGACGGGCGCACGTTCTATCCGAGCTTCTTGACGGTCAAGAGCCTCGGGCTCGCCGCCGTCAGCGAGATCCTCATCAAGCGTCCGTACCGCAAGCTGGAGGACTTGCTGTGGGACGACGATGGCGAGTGGAAGCACAGCAAGTTCAACAAGAAGACGTTCGAGAGCCTCGTCAAGGTCGGAGCGTTCGACAGCATGAACCTGGTCGGTCCAGACCGCACCTTCGAGACGTACCGACAGATGCATCACGTCGTCATCGATAGTATGGACGATCTGCGCAAGCGACTCAAGACCGATCCGGAACGCCACGTGCGCCGGCTCGGCGAGCTGATCGCGGAGAGCAAGCAGCTGCCGGACTGGGACCGTGGTGAGATCGTCAAGTCGCACGTCGAGCTGTTCGGCTCGGTTGAACCTGACGTGCTGCTGAACGACGACGTGCGAGCGCAGCTCAAGCAGTTCGACATTCCACCAATCGAGGAGTGCCAAGGCAAGGGCACACACTGGTTCGTGCTGTCCGACGTCAAGAAGAAGACGGCTCGCAACGGGCGCAACTATTTCATGCTGTCCGCCTTCGGCTCGGACGGCAGTTCGTACCGCATGTTCGTGTGGAACTCTGGCAACGCGGAGCCAGCTTCGCTGCGGAAGTACGCCTGCTACATCGCTCAGATCCGCAAAGACAAGATGGGCTTCAGCACCTCATTGAAGGACATGAGGGAGGTCGGAGGATGAGCTACCGCATCGGCATCGAGCCGCACAACGACAACGAGATGGAGTACTCGAGCGAAGACCTAGTCTTCGAATTCGATCGCGTCGGTGGGTACGGAGACACAACAGCTCAAGTGACGATGCGTGTGCCACAGCTGAGCTCGTTCCGAGCGTACCCTCGTGAGATCACTCTTCGAGGCGACGGGCTGAAGCGCCTGTTCGACCCCACACTCAACGATATCGATTGAGAGCTCGAGTTTCTTTCACCTTATGCTATGATTGAACTCATGAAGATCCTCAACACCAAGGTTCGTCTAGCAGCGTACGCGTTCGTCAAGTTCATGAAGAGCCGAGGCATCAGCCTTAACGAGACGATCGAGATGGTGGAGACCGTCTGGGGTGACGATGGCTGATTACATGCTGTCTTGAGTATTTGTCCGAAGTCCACAAGCAACGTCGTGACGTGCTGTCCAACGTGTAACATCGCCAAGAATACGATGTCGTACGGTGAGTTCATCACATGGATCAAATGTGCTTTCTCTTGGGTATCGATGAGATCATCATGACGGTTTGGGTATGGAGTGATCTTCACACGTTTCACACAAACATCCTGGAGTACTGCGCGCGCCCATTTGATGACATCGAAGCGATGAACGAACACTTCGTTCGTATTTGGAATGAACGTGTTTCTGACGAAGACGTTGGAGTGTTTGTAGGTGATGTTTCAGCAGGGCTGAAGGATCGTCGAGATGAGTTTGCCTCTTTACTTCGTCGTTTCAACGGAAGAAACATCTTGATAAGAGGCAACCACGACCACGAGCCAGATGACTTCTACCTGGAGAACGGCTTCGGCGCGGTGCGAGAGCACATACATCTCGCTGGCGTCGTCTTCCACCACTTCCCGCCGTCTGACGACCGCAAAGACAACCGTTCGGTGCCGTACGGTATGCGCTGCGCTCTGCGGTACCTCGACGCGTACAAGCCGTGGGCTTTTCTCCACGGTCACGATCATCGGGTCGATGTCTCAGAGCGTCCGGGTTGCTTCAACTGCGCGAGCGACCGGCTTGGCCACGTCCCTATCCCGTTGTTCGACGCTCTGTACAGAGTTGACCCCGAGCGCGCAAAACAGTACATTCGACACATCGAGGCCGGCCTAGCCGCTCTCGTCAAAGGACTTTGACATGGCAGACTGGCGTCCGTACTTCCCTCTCGACAGCGCGCCGCGTGAAGGGCAGATCCGAGCGATCGACGAGATCCTCGAGGGCTTCGACAAGGGTCACCAGACTTACTTGCTAGACGCGCCGACCGGCAGCGGCAAGAGCGCCATCGCCGTCACAATCGCGCGCTACATGGCTGCGCAGCAAGGCTCTGTCGCCAAGCTGACCGACGCCGGCGCCTACTTCCTCACCACTCAGAAGATCCTCCAAGAACAGTACCTGCGTGACTTCGAGCTCGAGGCACACGGCGGCATGGTCGAGCTCAAGAGCTCCACCAACTACACCTGCGGCTACGATGAGCGTCAGAGCTGTGGAGAGAGCAAACGCGCGCTCGCTGCGCTCGGCAAGAACGCCGACGGCACCAACTGGAAGCGGCACTGTACGCAGAGCTGCGTGTACAACGACGCCAAGCGACGCTTCATGAACGGGCTGCTCGGCATCACCAACTACTCCTTCTTCCTGGCGGAGACGACCTACGTCGGCAAGCTGGAGCCGCGCGAGTTCCTGGTGTGCGACGAGTGCCACAACGTCGAGAGCGAGATCTGTAAGTTTGTCGAGGTCGAAGTGACCGATCGCTTCTGCAAGAAGCACCTCGGCATCAACCTGTCGAGCTACGACGACCCCGACCAGCTGTTCAAGTGGATGTCGGACAAGTACAAGCCAGCGCTCGGCGGGATGATCGAGCAGGTGAAGAAGTCGCTCTCCTTGTTCAAAGACAACGACGGCAGCTTCGGCAACGACGAGACCTTCAAGACGCTCGTCAAGCAGAACGACCTGCTCGACAAGCACATCTGTAAGGTCAACCGCTTCATCGATCGCTTCCAGCCCGAGGCATGGATCGTCAACCGAGACAAGCGTAAGGACCACCGTGGCGATCGCGTCTCGTTGACGTTCAAGCCCATCGACGCTGTGACGTGGTCGGAGGCTTCGCTCCTCCGCTTCGGCGACAAGCGCTTGCTGATGAGCGCCACGGTGCTCGACAAGACCGCGTTCTGCCGCTCGCTCGGGCTCGACGAGAGCAAGACCGGCTACATGGCGCTTCCGTCGTCCTTCCCCGCGGAGAACCGACCCATCCACTACCTTCCAGTCGGCAAGATGTCCATGAAGGAACTGGACGATACGCTACCGCGTCTCGCTGAGGCTGTCAAGGAGCTGCTGAAAGCACATCATGACCAAAAAGGCATCATCCACTGCGTCAACTTCCGTGTCGCAAACTATCTGAGAGACGTTCTGAACGATCCGCGCATTCTGACGCATACCAGCGAGAACCGTGACACGGTGCTCAAGTATCATCAAGAAAGCAAGGAACCCACAGTGCTCTGCTCGCCGTCGATGATGGAAGGCGTCGATCTCGCTGGTGACCTAGCGAGGTTCGCCATCATCGCGAAGATCCCCTATCCTTCTCTTGGAGATAAAGCTCTCAAAAAGCGAATTGCTCGTGATCCTTGGTACTACGACTACCTGACCACCCGATCCTTCGTTCAAGCCTTGGGGCGTAGCGTTCGCAGCGAAACCGACACATGTACGTTGTACGTTTTGGATGAGTGTTTCTCTGCCTTCCGAGGCAAGAACAAGAGAACGATACCGGACTACGTCCAAGAAGCGCTGAAGTGACGCTACGATCGTGATGTGTTAAAACTATTTTCCGTTTACATCGTGACGTTACGCGAGAACGGTAAATCGTACATCGGGTGGACAGATGACTTCTTGAAAAGACAAAGACAACATCTCAAAAAGTCAAGAACTGGGTCTAAATGCTACTTCCATCGAGCACTTGCCAAGTATGAATACGAAGCATTTGACTGGGAGATCATTCAGCATTTTGCCTTGGCTGAAGAAGCTAAACAAGCAGAAATCTTCTGGATAGCTGAGCTGAACACCAATCACTGTCGAACCGGATATGGTTTCAATTCGACGGATGGCGGCGATGGTGCTATCGGTCATCGTCATTCTAAGGAACATCGACAACGACTATCGGTCGAGAGTGTAGCAAGACGTCCCGAAGTAAGAGCGAAAATGAGCGCGACAAGAAGATCGATGGGAGTTGCTCATCCATCCAAGCGAACAAAATTCAGAGATCGCATGACAGGAGCGAATAACCCTTCTGCGAAACTCACAGACGAACAATCAGAATACGTTCGACGTTGCACACGAACTTGTTTTGAGCTCTCAAATGAGCTTGGTATCTTTCTTTCAAGAGTGAGCGAAATACGAACAGGAAAACAAAGACATGTCTAAAATTCTCATCACGGGCGGCGCCGGTTTTGTTGGATCTCATCTAGCCGATCGCATGCTTGCTGACGGTCATCAAGTGGTCATCATCGATGATCTTTCAAATGGACATGTAGAATTTGTCCCAAATGGTTGCGCAACGTTGTACAGTGATTTGGCTGATCCATCGGTGCTTCGTTTTGTTGCGCAATCGAAATTTGACATCGTTTACCATTTGGCAGCGAAGCCACGCGTTTCGTATTCTGTAGAGCATCCTGGAGAGACAACGGATGAGAACGTTGGAAAAACAGTTCGTCTACTTGAAGCGTGTCGAGGAAACGTAGGGCGCTTCGTTTTTACTAGCTCTAGCAGTGTGTACGGCGATGCGCAGATCAAACCTACTCCTGAGAGTTCTCCTCTTGATCCAAAATCACCATACGCGCTCCAAAAGGTGATTGGTGAGAAGTACTGTGAGATGTTCAGCGACCTGTACGGGATGGACACCGCATGCGTTCGTCCTTTTAACTTGTTCGGCCCGCGTCAGCTAGCCAACGGCGTGTACGGCACGGTCGTGTCGTCGTGGCTCGACGCCATCAAGCACGGCAAGGAGCTGCGCTCTGACGGTGACGGGTCGCAGACACGCGACATGACCCACGTGTCAAATGTGGTGGACGTGTTCGCTCGCGTCGGAGCCTTCAAAGGCAAGCTGTCTGGACACTCATTCAACGCTGGCACCGGCGTGTCGATCAGCAACAACCAGATCATGGCGTTCATGCTGTCCAAGTTCCCTGAGGCTCGCGAACGGGTCGTGACAGCGCCATGGCGTGCTGGCGACGTGCGAGCCACCCAGGCTGACGTCAGCGTCATCCGCAAGAACCTCGGCTTCGACTTGGTGCTCGATTTTTGGAAAGGGTTGGAAGAAACCATTCAGTGGTCTATGAACAGCCCTCTTTTCTAGTTCTAGACCAGACGTAACCTTGAGACTGCTTGTACTTGCCGTTGCAGCAAGCGCGTATGTTGCCTCGGTGATATCCGTTCTCCTCAGCAGCTTGAAGAATAGACTGATACTCTCTGACGAACTCGCCTGTCAACTTGTACTGGTAGATTTTCGTCCGTTTGGGACTTGGTTTGCCGTACATAGGATTCTTATTGCCGAGCTTGGATTGCGAGTATCGTTCGCGAGCCTCAACTGAACGTTTCTTTCCACTGTTTCCTTCTGAGATCTTTCGACGCGCTTCTTCCGACAACGGAAGTCGCTGACAGCCAACAGAACTCTCTCCGCCTGTTGTTAAGTTGTAGCCGTTTTCGCTTAACGTGTCGAGTTGCTCGATCCAGAAACGCTCTCTTTCGTCTAAGTTGACGAGCTCACATTCTTCTAAACTCTCAATGATGAAGTGCTCAACGCCGTGCTTACGCATTGCTTGATGAAGAGCAGGACACGATGGTCGTTTGATATTAGCTCGTCCGTGATCAACGTGACATCTCCATCTTATGATGATGCTCGTAGTGGTCTGCCCAACGTAGCGTTTTCCGTTCAAGACGTTCGTGATACAATAGATGAAACCCATTCGTCTAAGTAGATCAGACTTTCTGGGGTGGACTATAATCGTTCTGATGGGCATCAAGTTCACAACGCAACTGACACGCGCCGAGGCGATAGCGCTGTACTACGAGCTTCGCGCCAAGCTGGACGGAGAGCACGAGGTCGAGATGACGGACCACGAGCTAGGCAACAAGCTCGACGAGCTGGCCGAAGAGTGGGCCGACCGCAACAACACGACGTGCTTCGACAACTACCAGGTCGTGGACCACACTGACTACGACTATAAGAACTACTGAGAGCCCAAGACAGGCTAAACTCGCACCGATGCGCCAACCCCTAGTCTTCGAAAGCTTCACGCAGGTGTACTACGCCTTGGTCGCCGACACCTACGCCGGCTACGAGTACGAGACAGCTCCTCGCGAGATGAAGATCCGTGAGAACCTGTTCACCTCGTTCGCCATCACTAACCCTCGTGACCGGCTGCTCTACATCCCGGATCGCAAGTTCAGCCTCCAGTACGTGATGGCAGAGATCCTCTGGTATCTGTCAGGGAACAATGAAACGGAGTGGATTGCGAATTATTCGCAGTTTTGGCGCGACATCTCGGACGACGGCAAGACGGCCAACTCGGCGTACGGTGCGCGCATCTTCAGGCATCATCCATATCACGTCAGCGTCCTAAGTGACCCTCCTAGGAACAAGCCCACGCAGTGGGAGTACGTGAAGGAAGAGCTGACAAAGGACCCGGACAGCCGACGCGCCGTCATCCACATTCGTCAGCCGCAAGACAGCTACCTCGCGGTCAAGGATGTGCCATGCACGCTCAACCTCCAGTTCTTCATCCGTGACAAGAAGCTGCACATGATCGTCCAGATGCGGTCCAACGACCTCATCCTCGGCACGGCGCTCGATGTGCCTGCCTTTACCTTCATGCAGGAGCTTATGGCGTTGGAGCTTGGGCTGGAGCTCGGCACCTACTACCACACCAGCAACTCGATGCACGTGTATGAGCGCCACTACGACATGTGCGAGAAGATCCTCAACGCTACTACGACGCTCGCCTCTACGGCGATGCCCATGCTGAAGGAAGCGCCTCCCATCGACATGCTGATGGACCTCGAGCGTCGCGCAAGACTCACCACCAAGTCGCAAGATCTGATCGTTCTTGGCAGCGAGGCACGTCTGTACAGCGACGTGCTCTGGACTGACTGGGCAAATATTCTGCTCGCGCATCGAGCCAAGAAGATCGGCGACGCTGAGCTGGAAAAGTGGTTCAACGAAGGCCTGACACTCAAGTGCTTCAAAGACCTGACGGAGAAGTGAGATGAGCAACCCTCTGATGTACGATTACGACCAAGTTCGCGTTCTCCTCAACGAGACGGTTATTGACCCGCTCTCTTCTGAGGTCGTCGAGCCTGACTTGAGCTTCAGTTTTGGTGCTCTGAGCTCGGCCTTGCCGGTGATGTTCTTCTACAGCTCATCTGAGCTCGACGAACGCACCGAGAAGGCGTGCGAGGAAGCCGGCGTGCTCACGTGCGGCGCGGTCGGTTCAAAGATCCCGCTGATGACGTTTGAGCTGTTCGAGGTGATGTCTCGACCGAGAACGGTAGACAACACACCTCGACCGCCTCCGTTCGACAAGCTGGGGTACTATCTCCACGAGGCTATCGACCCCACGTCGCGTGACGATGTGGCCAACCTGCGCGACCTGACGGACCTTGATCAGACGGTCGTCGTCGGGTGCTCCGTGTCGGCTTGCCACGGTCGCGCTGTCGCGAACGAGATGCGCGTCGCTTCCGCTCTGTTGGTAGGTCCTACGCAGTCGATGACATTCAAAGACATCGACACCCTTGGGATGGCTACGCCACGCATCTCGCTCGTACAGGATCTGGCTCGTTCTACCGACGTGCCTGTGTTCGTCACCGCTGGTAGCGCCGCTGAGACGTGTAAAGCTCTTGTGGCAGGCGCTGATGCCGTCGTCATCAACATTGGTGGCCCATTTGGCCCTGACGATGATGTGAAGTTCGTAATCGACGCCGTAGCACAGTCACTGAAGGAGAACCTCGAGCGCCTCTGTAGGCTCTCCGGAGCCAAGAAGCCTTCTGATCTTCAGTTCAGGTGTCGGCTGGTGGCCGTGCGATGATCACCGGTCCGCTCTTCAAGTGGTTCGGGTCGAAGTGGTCCTCTTCGAAGCACTACCCAGCGCCGAAACACGACATCATCATCGAACCGTTTGCAGGAAGTGCCGGGTACTCGCTTCGACACTGCGAGAAGGCTGTCGTTCTGGCTGAACGTGACATCCACATCCGACGCTTGTGGTGGTGGCTCATCACAGAGGCGAATGAGAGCGACATCCGTGAGCTCCCGATCGACATCCCGGAAGGGACTGACATTCGCGAGCTCGGTTTGAGCCTCGGCCAGTCACTCTTGATCAAGAGCTGGCAGAGGACGAACAACGTCGGCGACTGCTGGACGGTGTCGTCGTGGGGCAACAAGCCTGGGCAGTGGACCGCGAACACACGTGCTCGCGTCGCGAGCGAGTTCCACCAAATCAAGCACTGGAAGGTCGTTGAAGACGGCATGACTTTGCTCGTGCAAGACGAGCCACGGACATGGTTCGTGGATCCGCCTTACCAGTTCAATTACCAGTACCGTTCTGAGCCTCTGGAATACAGCGATCTCGCGTCGAGGATCCATAACCTGCGCGGCCAAGTGATCGTCTGCGAAGCGATCTGTCAGAAGACAGGAGAACGCCCGACGTGGTTGCCGTTCGTCGACTTCCGACGAACGGTGACGAGCCGACGGAAAGCAGACGCTAACCATCATTCGAGAGAGCTTGTGTACGTTAGAGAAGGTTGAGCTCGGTTAGAAGTTTTGCTGTGGATGAGTTGCGTACGTGGAATAGCAAGCATCACACGAGAATTCGTGCCAGACGTCGAGTAGCTGTGACAGAGAGCCATCTTGTTTCGTGCGACGAGTTACAATCTTCTCAAGCAGCACGAGATAGGTGTGGGGTCTTAAAGTTCAATATGTCTAAACAGTTAGCAGTTTATTGCGGACCTATGTGGTCGCAGAAGACGAGCCGCATGCTGCTCGACGTAGAGAAGTACAAGCATGCTGGGCGTGAGATCCTAGCGTTCAAGCCGAAGCGAGACGATCGCTACGCCGAGGAGGAGATCGTCACCCACATGGGGTGGCGCTTTCCAGCCAAGGGCGTCACCTGCGGTGAGGAGATCAGCAAGCACATCCTCGCTGACGCCACCAACCCGAGCTTCTGTCTCGTGGTCGTCGACGAGCTGTTCATGATCCCAGGAGCTGCCGACGAGCTGATCTGGCTCCACCGCAACTCGAGCGGCGTGGACATCGTCGTCGCTACGCTCGATCTGTCATACGCGTGCAAGCCGTTCGATGAGGTCATCAAGATCTTGCCCTGGGCGACGAGGGTGGAGAAGTACGCCAGCGCGTGCTCGGTCTGCGGCCACGACGCGCGCTTCACCTACCGTAAGGCAGAGGATGAAGCCGAAGTGCTCGTCGGCGGCAAGGAGCTGTACGAGCCACGCTGCGCTTCACATCACCCCTTCATGAAAGAGGAGTGATGTTTACACGCACCGACGGGAAACGCTGGATCTACACATGCGATAGTTGCGATGTCGAGATTGTTCGTGATCGCGAGTCGCGACAAAAGCACCAGTTCTGCGCTAAGCGCTGCGCCGGCCAATTTCAAACGAAGAACGCGCAAGTAACGAAAAAGTGTGTCGTATGCGACAAAGTCTTCGTTAAAAGACGTTGTTTTGCAACACTGACATGTTCGCGTAAGTGTGGAGCAAGGATCAATCCGACGTCACAACCGCAACAAGACAAACGATTCACACGTGATTGTTCCAACTGCGGGAAGACAAATGATTATTGTAGAACGCGTCTAGGTGCTACGAATTACTTCTGTGATCGCACGTGTTACAACGCGTTCAAGCAACGCTCCGACGTCATAAGCTTCGTATGTCAAGGCTGCAACGCTGTTTTTGAGAGTACACAAGCTCGTGATTTCTGCTCAGTGGAATGTTTAAAGGGATCATCGACGAAAAGGTACAAGAAACAAAGATATGTTCATGGCTTATACAAGCGAGTTGATGGGACAACAGTTCCGTACGATTCGTCTTGGGAGCTGCGCAGAATGCGTGAACTCGACGCATCTAACAACATCAAACGATGGAGTCGATGCTCTTGGAAGATTCCTTACGTTGACGCGGACGGCGTGTCACACGTGTATAAACCCGACTTTGAGATTGAGTATAAGGACGGTCGTCAAGTCATCGAAGAAGTCAAAGGTCTTCTTACAGAGCTAGACAACATAAAACGCTTGGCTGCAGAATCATTTTGCGCTGAAAAACAATACGAATACCGGCTTGGCGTTGGCTTAGATCAGTTTGAATGGTCCGTGCCGGTAATTGTAGAAGAGTACACCAATTCGTATGGAACATTTGGCCGACCTGCCATGGCTACCGCCATGATGAACATGGCAAAGGAGATCTCGAAACGGTCAACTTGCCTGAGAAACAAAGTAGGGGCTGTCATTTGTGACGTAGAGCACACACAAATCTACAGTCTTGGTCACAATGGAGACGAGCCTGGAGGGGCGAATCAGTGCGATAGTCTCACGCCCGGTGCGTGTGGCTGCCTACACGCCGAGAGCACAGCCTTGATGAAGGCAAAACGTGATCTTGAAGGCTGCGTTTTGTACGTCACCGTTGCGCCATGCATCATGTGCTCTAAGTCCGTCGTTATGACGAAGATCAAAAAGGTTGTTTACTTGCGAAAGTATCGCAACGAAGCAGGCTTGAATTTGCTAGCGAAGCACGGAATCGAAATCGTTCACTACGACACCTTGGTTGAATCAAACCCTCGAACACAGTATGGATTTGTGGCCACGCGTTTGTGTTCTGACAAGCCTGGCTAAAGATGCGCTATCTATCGAGCAGCATGTCTTCAAAACTCGACGACAAGGTGGTCCTACGGGTGTTTCGCGAGCAGCGAGCTAAGCAACTAGCAACCCTTCGTGAGGAGGTCGAAGTTGCTGTCAAGGTCGACGGTGACCAAAAGAAGGTGATCGCGCCTGGACTCAAGCTGCGATCCAAGGGTGAGGGTATCCTCTTCACCGTCCACGCCGTAGGCCGTGACAGCGTCGTCCTGCGGGATCCGACTGGGCAGACGGTTCACATCAGTGACAAGGAGCTCGAGAGTGGCTATGACCTCGACTAAGAAGAGCATCGACGTCGAGCAGATCGTCTCCAGTGTAGCGGAGCAAGTTCGCAAGGACTTCTTCTCTAACGCTAGCGACGAGCTCAACGCTGAGATGAGCACGCTCGTCCATGAAGCGTTCGGACAGGTCAAGGAAGCCTACGTGCCACAGCGCAAGACGTACTCCATGACCACGGATCACCTGTCTGAGGAGACCAAGAAGGACCATGAGACGCTCTACCGCAAGGAAGTGGAGACGATCACACGCGTGTCCGCTGAGCTCGACGGCGCTGACAAGCTGGACGTCGACAACAACCACTCCAACTACCGCTCGATCAAGAAGGACGAGGTCACCAACCTCAACGCCGTCTACCTCCACGAGCTGTACTTCGCCAACTGCTTCGACCCTAACTCGGAGCTATTCCTAGACGCGTTGGCCTACATGCGGCTTGCCGCTGACTGGGGCACTTTCGACGCCTGGATGGCTGACTTCATGGCGTGCGCCATGGCGGCTCGTTCAGGATGGGTCGTCTGCGGCTACAGTCTGTACCTCAAGAAGATGATCAACATCTTCGTAGACGGTCACGATCAGAGCGTGCTCCTCGGCGTCGTGCCTGTGCTCGTCGTAGACATGTGGGAGCACGCCTACGTGCGTGACTACGGCAACGACAAGAAGTCGTACCTCACAGCGATGATGCGCGAGATAGACTGGGAAGTGATCGAAGATCGTGTCACACGTATCGACGCGATGAAGAAGGTGTTGGGATGAACGTCAAAACTCTACGCTCGGAGATTGAGCGCATCACTCGCTCGATGGTCGAGGGCATGAAAGGTCCTGAGATGATCCTACCGTCGCGTGTCGAAGCCATCATCACGCGCCTTGAGGAGAGGCTCTACCCCGCTGTCGATGACATTCAGGTCACAGCTCTGCGTCGAGAAATGCTAGACGACCTCGACCGTATCTCGTTCGCCGCAGAACGCTTCCTAGAAGGCGTCGACACCGCTGCCATCGACGAGTGCGCAGCGCAGGCCCTTGGCATGCTCAGCGGAGTGCGCTCCGGCACAGCAGCGAGTAAGCTCAACGACATCGTCACTGAGGAGCTCATTCGCGCTCGCGCCCAGGCTCCTAGAGGCCGTCGTCACCTGCGTGAGGAGCCAGAGCTACAGGCAGGCAACGTCCAGAAGCTCGCTAACGATTCTCTCGATGTGGCTCTCGACGGCTATTTCGAGAAGGTCGGAGACACGCTCGACGCTTCAGGACAGGTCAACAAGGAGCCTAACCAGGATGGTACAGAAGGCACACAGGATTTCTCGGCTGTGGACTTCGCCAGCGATGTCGCCAACCTGGTAGACCGCACTGACACGCTGCTAGACCTCAAGGGCACGATTGCACGTCGCGCCATCAACCACGTTACCGAGAAGTACGGCGCAGACGCTGGCGAGAACGTCAAGCAGGTGCTGTCTGCCAACTTCGACATCGAAATCGATTCCGACCGTGACGCCGAAGGGCAACGCGACGAGACACGTCCTGCGGCTATCGGAGCTGGTGGCGGAGGTGCTGGAGGCGCTGGTGGCGGCGCTGGTGGATGATGAAGCTCGTCGGAAAGCGAAACATCCACGTCGAACTTCCGAAGTCTTCGTACGTCAAAATGAAGATCGCGTCGTTCGAGCGTCAGCTGACGACGCAGGACGTGTTCGCAGGCTTCACGGCGTTGATCGCAAACCAGGACGAGAGAGCCTTCCAGCTTCTGGACGAGCTAGCTCTCATGAAGTACAAAGGGACGCTCCAGAAACACGTCGACGGTCAGGAAATGTCAGACGTCGACCGCGAGCTACTTTACGATATGATGGAACAAGGAGCAAAGCTGTGAGCGTCTTCTCGAAGAAATTCGAAGCCTTGCTAGTGGCATCTCCGATGTTCAATGCGATGGCGAAACACGCTAAAGCCGCGACAGATCACGCGAACGCTATGTCGGAGTACGTCACCAAGGTCAATGAGCATACCGCCTCTCTAGAAGCGCGTGTCGTCACCTTGGAGGGACAGGTCAACGTTCTGGCTAGCACAACTCGCTCCTTGATGGAGACGATCACACAGCTCGTGCGCGGGCATACGACCAACCGGAATGCTATCGAAGAGCTCTACAACTTCGTCACAGATCCAGCGCCTGTAGAAGACGACGATCTGCATGCTTCCGCTGAACAAGATGAGCCTCAGGTCACTGCAGAAGAGATCGAAGCCTACAAGAAGACCCTCAACTGATGACGTCTAGTAGTGGAATTTACGGTTTGATTGATCCAAGCGATAGTATGTCGAACACCGAGCAAAGCTCATGACGTCCTTTTCCGACTAGCGCAGAGTCAAGTTGTCGGCGATGTGTCTTGGCAACAAGAATGCCAGTCGAAAGAAGAATTCACAATGATACCGCAAGTACAAGCGCTTCAAATCGCGTGGAGCTACGTAAAAAAATATGTGTGGATCTTCTTCGCTGTGCTCGCCGGTGTGCTCGCGTTAGTGCTCCTGCGCAAGGGTGATCCGACAGACCTCACGCAACAGATCGAAGCCATCAACAAGCGTCACGCCGACGAGATCAAGGCGATCCAGGACGCCGACGCGCAGCAGCTAGCTGCTCACGAGGCTAACGAGAAGAAGCTTCAGCAGGCTCTCGCCCTGTTAGATGAGCGCTACAAGCAGCAACTCAGCTCTCTAGATGAACAGAAGCGCGCAGAGGTTGACAAGATCCTATCCGAGAGCGGCAACGATCCGCAGGTTCTAGCAGACGCTCTAGCGAAGCAGCTCGACTTGCAAGTCAAGAGCTAAAATCAGCCAGAGACCTGATAAGATCAGGTCATGCTCAGAAAGTTCATCTCTCTGTTCGTCACGCTCGCTCTATTGAGCGCGTCGTTCCCATGCTTCGCAGACCCGCCAACCGCTCCTTCAGCAGCGCCTACCGTCGTCGTGTACAACCCGCCCGTCGTCACGCCACTGACGAAGGGTCAGCCTGCCCCTTTCGCTGGGGTGCTGCTCACGCCTGAGGCAGTCGCCAAGGTCATTGCTGACGCGCAG